TCAACTCCTCCATGCCACCCATCTCCGGACCCTCTCAACACACCCACATCGTCATTCCGCCCGAAACCGCCGTCGCGCCCGACAAGTACCCTATCACGACCATGCTGTCGGAAGGTGTGCATGTCGCCTTCGAGCGCCCGTTTCGCCCCCGCCGCCCTATCCTCCGCTTGCGCGGTATCGGTATGGACGGCATTGCCCCCTCCTACTACGCCGCCAGTGCCCAGACGGAGTACTGCGCCGTCACCCAGCGACTGCTCATCGAGCGTCCGCCGGTTGACCCCGCTGCGTGGGAGGAGGCCTGTGCGATCTACGACGAATGTCTCCCTGTCCGCGAGCTCCTGGAGGAGGGACCACTCCCCTACCGTGGTTTCACAGCCTTCGAGCACTGGCTCGGTAAGTATCAGAGCTCCGCCCGCCGCAAGATGTTGCGCGACACCTACGACCGCCTCGGGTTCCGCGCCCTGGAGGCGCGTGACCAACGCCGGTCAATTTTCGTCAAGGTGGAAACGCGCATGGAATACATCTACTGGCTCATCGACTTCATCGTCTCTGATGAGCTGGTCCGCCGCGGCTTCCCACGCTCGATCATCAGCAGCACGCCCGAGCGCCTCGTGCGCACGGGCCCGTTTTTCCACGCGCTTGGAGAGCGGATGCAACGCGTCTGGAACACCACTAGCTCCATCCTTTACGGTGCGTGTTCGTCCGAGACGTTTGCCGCGTGGTTCTGCCACTGGCGAGCGATCTTCGGCCCAGACGTCTGGTTCATCATGATCGACTTCGTGCGTATGGACGCTCACTACCACCACCTCGCAGTGCAAAGCGAGCTCAAGCATTGGAAGAAATTCGGCTTGAGCGGTGCATCCCTGGCCGCGGAGCTCGGGGGACGCAAGTTCAAGGGCATCACCCGCTCTGGGCTTGCGGTCTCCGTTGCCTACCGCCGCGCCTCCGGCGACGCCAAGACGTCCGCCGGAAACACCCAACACAACGCCCGCGTGTCATTGTACGCGCTCGCCGATCAAGCTGAACTCGGCTCGGACGTTGCCATGCCCCTTAACGGAGATGATAACAGCGCCATCTCCCGCCTACGCATCGACCCAGAACGGGTGCGCGCACGCGCACTGCGCCTAGGTTGCCCGATAACGTGCGTAGTATCACAGAACTTATGGGATTACGAGTTCTGCAGCAAACTCATGTATCCCTCCGCCGATGGTCTGATGCCCGCTCCGAAATTGGGCCGGTTTCTCACCAAGGTAGGATGGATGCTTGACAAACCCACCCTGGATTATCGCTCGGTGGTCAGCGTGTACTTGACAGACATGTGGCATGTTCCATTCGCCCGTGAATACCTTCAACACGTACTAAACTTACTCCCCGTGACGCCACGCCGCCGCGTGATCCTTGATGATGACCACAAGATGCACGCGGGCCGCCGACACGAACAATCGCCCGAGATCTGGGCGTTCCTCTACAACAGGTACGGTTTGACCCGCGCCGACCACGCCTCATTCGTGTCCGATTTGGCCACCATCACGCAGCTCCCCGCTGTCGTGAGGGCGCCATGGGCCTTCGCTATCCTCGAGAGGGATAGCTAAGCCTGCGGGCGTTTACAAATGTACCATAGAGCTTTTGTGAGTTTAGTGTATTTCGTGTTTGATTCTTTTCTGTCCTTTGTAAGATACGTTGCTATTGTCTTTAGTAACCAACAAGATGACCAATCCCCGCCGCCGCAACCGCCGCCGCAAGCCCGTCAACCCAGACGCGATCACCGGGGCTGGCGACTACAAGTTGCCACGATCCCTGAAGAACATTGTGAAACGAGCTGCAGCCTCCCATGTTGCCCGCGAGATCGCAAACGCCGCCGGATCCGCAGTCGGAGCCCGCCTAGGCAATCGCCAGGCTGGAGCTCGATTAGCGCAGAAAGCTTTGGCGAAGATCTCCGGCAAAGGAGACTATCAGATCACGACGAATTCCCTCGTCGCCCGGACTCCCCATGGCCCGGTCGTCCCGGAATTCACTCCCGACGGTAAGCGTGGTGTGCGCATCCGCGAACGCGAGTACATCGGAGACATCGTCTCCGGTGGAGTGCTCGTGGGCGGATCCACCACGTTTGACAACCACTCGTTCGTCATCAACCCGGCGAATTCCGTGACCTTTCCTTGGTTGTCCCGACTCGCCGTGCTCTTCGACCAATGGATGCCCAACGGCATCGCGTTTGAATACGTGTCCACGTCCTCCGCCTACAACGGCACATCTCAGGCGTTGGGAGTTGTCATTCTCGCCACCGATTATGACACCGCAGACCCCGCCTATGCCAGTAAGGCCGAAATGGAGAACGCCGACTATGCCTGTTCCACAGCCGCCCACGAATCTGCCAT